ATTAAAGCAGTAACCATTTCTTCATTACCATAAGAATGGTTAATATATGTTATTGTTTGACCAGAAGGAGGATATAATTTTATTCTATATGATTGATTATTTGATGTGTATGTATGAGATATTGATGTTGTTTTTGTAATTGATTGATTCAAAGAAACATTACCATCACCCCAATCTATATTAACTAAACCACCTGTTACTGTCATACCAGGACTACCATAGATATATGTTGATGTTGGAAGGAATATATCATAAGTATAATAATCATCCGGGTCAGGAATACCACTTGGAGTGGGTGTCGGCGTCGGTGTATGCGACGGAGTTTGACTTGGACTGGCACCAGGAGTTAAACTTGGTGTAGGAGTATTCGTGGGGGTTATTGTCGGCGTAGGGGTGCTACTATAACTTGGCACAGGGGCATCATCAGGAGAGAACTTATCATAGAACCATACCTCATCTTTACCCCTAAATCTTGACAATAAACCACGAAACTTACTCATTATCTATTATGACTTTAACCTTATCTAAATAATAGTCCAGATCCATCGTATCACCCTCTGGTTTGAATGGATATGTCTTTATATTCCATTTGTTCTTACTTCTAACATCTTGAAAAGCAACATCAACCTTGATTATGTCATACTCAAGGTCATATACAAATCTATGGAATTTATATTCACTCAATTGGTGGGAATGGATTTGGTGGAGGACAATAATCAATTAGTGGTGAAATATTATTTACCCAAGATACACTTGTATTTTCATTACCACTAATTTCTTCTTCACTAATAATCCAATTATCATTACAATCTTGAACTGGATTGAAATATGTATCATCAGTCCATTTTAGACCGATTAATTCGTCTTTTTGACTTTCTGTTATTATTCCTACTAAATGTGCCATTTTTAATATGTATTTCTTCCTAATGATGTTTGGAATGTGTTTATTATACCATCTAATGTTATTGCTTCAGCATACGATAAATCATCAGCGAAGAATGTGAATGCTAATGTATCATCATTAAACCAACTACCAGGTGCTCCTTGATATTCAAATAGATAGAAACCAGGATTACTTGCAGTAAGATTTGTATAACCACTTACCGATGCTATAAAACTACCATTACCATATAAATGTGTATCTGTCGCACCCGTTCTAATTACTATGAAATTACCATCACGATGACCACTATATGCTGAGTTATATTGACCCGCACCATCACCAAATAAACAGAATGCCAGATTACCACTACTTATGTTTGAACTGAAGTTCATTCTGGCATTATTAAATGTTCCGTGAAGATTATTAGATGTTTTTATTCCCTTTTGTGTTATGTATAAACCAAATGATGATTTAGTTTTATCAACATAATTAGAAGGATGAAAATTAGTAACACCATAACCATTCGTTCCATTAGCAGTAGTTCCACTAATTCCGTGAGTTATACCACCATTCCAAGTAATATCAAATGATTTGTTTAATAATGCGTTTATTGAATGAGAACTCGCAGTCCCGCCGACATATGGATACATCGCAATCATCTTACTATAAAGTCCATTACTCTTAAGGTCTGTAAATAATGTATTTGTTGCCGCACTCATCGTAGCATTTACAGTTCCTCCTGATGTAATTACATCTGCGAGATATGCCGCTGCGTCAGCATCAAATGATGGTGCTGATGGAGTCGGTGTCATCGTCATAGTCGGTGTCATCGTAGGGGTTATAGTCGGTGTCGGAGTTACACTACTCGTAGGGGTGGGTGATGGAATCACACCCGAAATTGTTTTAGCCTTAACAGGATAATAGATTAACGCTTTTTTGTATTGATTTGCGTAATATACTTCTTCCCATAAAACTGGCTTTCCGTTCTTATCTATATAAGGCATACTTTAATTTAATATAATAATGGGGGAAGGACAGATTTCCCTCCCCCGTTTTTATTATGGGGGTTATTACTCCCTATCAACAGTGATGTTACTCGCTGTCAAGAATGTAGCGAGATCACTCGTAACATCCATTTGAGGAATACTAATGATTTCCTCTCCAACAAAAGTCATATCATATATCTGCTGGTCGCCCGGAACAGATCCTGAATTGATTGTTGCTGCGGAAATATACAATCCACTTGGACTTACCAAGAAGTATTTTCCACTCTTTAGTTTAACAACGAATACCGTTCCAACTGATTTAACCAACTCTTCATACAATGCTGTATATTCCTGATCCCAGCCCGGGATTTGAAATTGTAAAGTTGGAACAAATGTGAAACTCAATGATTGAGTCACAACATTCACTTCTTCAGAAAGGACGGCCGCTGAGTTTCTTACCAAATCTATCTTCTTAAGTTCTCCCGCAGTTGAACCTGAGATTGCGGTTACTTGACCACCTGCGTCGTATGTAACAGATGCGAGGTTGATTGAAGTTCCTGTGGTAGTTAATACCCATAAATCTTCAACACCTGCGATGTTATTAACACACGCATTTAGTGTAAGACCGCTCGTAATCACACAATTATTAGCCATATCTTTTTGTTATTTTGTTTAAGTTTATTACGCAATTCTTACACACAATGATGGGAAGAATATTTTAGCACCTGCTCTGAACTGTAAAGACATTCTCAACTGCTTATTATCTTTTGAATACCACATATCAGCGTTGTTAGTATCTTCTAACAAATCTGTTCCGTAAGCGATGTTCTTACCGTAAGTAAGTAATGCTCTTCCGTTTCCAATTTCTGAAGAAACTGCGACTGTGTTAGTAGCAGGAATCATAACCGAACCAGGAGATTCTGTCTGTCCCTCGACACTGTAGTGGAAGAAATTAGCATCTCTTAACGCTAATAACAATGACTGATAGTCACTTCTGTTCAAGAATAAAACAGTTGGTGAGAACTGTAATGCGTCAGGTAAAGCAGTGACATAAGCATCAACGACTGTTAAAGCGTTGGTTGGTGTCATTGCTGTGTAAGTGACATTTACAGTTGTAGCAGAAGCGGCATCCAACTGAGCGTTCAAACCAGCAACACAATCTGCTGGTGTTTCACCCTGCCAAACCTTTCTTTCTGTCGCGACTGCTGCCTTGGCAATCAAGTCGTTCAAGAATGCTTCCTCGGCACCTGTTTCTTCGTTGTAACTACCTGGCTGTAATCTCAATCCCATAATGGTTGAAGCCAACTTTTCAGGGCAGTAACCCTTTTGGATGTTGTAGTCACAAACTCTTAATTCAACCTCGTCCAAGACAATATCACCAAAAGTGCTGTCACAGTGACCAGTTGCTAAAATACTATCAATATCTCCGGTCTCAAATGTGGGGACATATTCTGCGTTCTTTATGTTTGGAAAAACAGAAACGAACTCTGTCATATTTGAACCGATGACAATCTTACTCATCAACTCCGTTTCGTTGGCGGCGATGTAATCTACCATACCAGTAATATCAAAACTGAAGTTTTCTTTTCTTAAATTACTCATCTTAATTATTTTTTTGATTTCAATTTATTTATTATTTCCAATCTCATCTTTGAGAAATCTTGATTTACTTTGCTCTCTTGTTTGACTGGAGTGATGGACTCTGATTTTTTGAATTCGTTGTAGTCCTCAACGAATGAATTAAACTTGTTGTTGATTGCTTCAATCTCGTTATTAAAAGTCATTAACAAATCGTGAATGGCTTCTTTGAGTTGAGTTATTTCGTCTTGACCCATCTCTTCTTCAGATGATGTTTCTTCAACTACTTCTTCAACTTCTTCTTCAGAACCTTCTTCACGAACTTCAACTAAAACTGATTCTTCATCCAATACGATTTCTCTACCATCATCTAAACGATGAACACCTGAAACGGCAGGTTCAAATCCTTCCTCTGTTTCTATGTAGATAGTATCACCGAGAGTTAAATCACCTTCAGATTGGTTGGTTATAAAAACCTCACCTCCTTCAAGCGCTACTCTCTCAAATTCAACTTTAGTTACTTCGTCATTAAACTTATAACCGACTAATGTAGCAATCTTGTCCAATGCTTCTTTATAATTATTTGGCATCTTCTTGATTATTTAATTGGTTTATTATATATCTAACTTCATCAATAAATACTTCATCATCATTCTTATACAAAGATTCTTTACTGTTCATTAGAATATCGTGTGCCTCACAAGGCATATAAAATTCTCCGTGTTTATGGACTCCCTGACAACCGTATTTTTCAGCCCCATATTTTCTTGCTTCTTCTTCATTATCAAATAGTGGAAGTCCATCCATTTCACCAACCTGTTTCATTCCAACAGCGTTTAAATTACCAGGTCTTGAAAGGAATGAACCCTCCAATGAAATACCTGTTGTCTTATTATTTAAGATATATTCGTCAAATACTTTTTTATTATCCCACTTGATTGTTGCCATCCAAGTTCCTTTATTTACCTTGAATCCCATCTTATTTGACTTATCGTTTTCAGGGTCATCAACAATCCAAGATTCATAGACATATCCTCCATTTAATTTTAACCCTGAATGTTCGTAATTAAAGGATTTGTTCCTGTTCTGTTTAAAGAACTTACGAGCCATCTGTTTTACTGTTTCCTCACTGAAGAAAACATAGTATAATTCACCCATTTCGTTCCTTCTAACGATATATCTATTCGGCTCCATAACAACAGTTGTAACCTCGTAATTGAGTTCATCTGCGA